GAATATAGTAGCTACAGATTGGAACGGAAGCACTTACTATGTTAGGAAATTAACTGCACGTAAGGCAGTTGTAGTTCAAACTACAGCTACCGGATCTTTCTTAGTAGGTAACGGTGTTGCTACCGGGTGGACTTTAAATGCGGCCACAGGTACAATTGTTACTATTGCAGATACTATCTAATCTAATATATTAGCTAGTAATAAAAAGGCTCTGCGGAGCCTTTTTTCATTTAATGCGTAGTATATGCATTAAGGTAAATACGGTATGACTTCCAATTGGACACTACCTACATCTGTAATTCAATATGCCGAACCCGATGCTGAAAATATTCACGTATCATGGCTAACTGATAATGATTTTTATTCAATTAAAAATCGAGATGGCAAATTTGTAAAAACGTCAAGAGACTTATTACATATTGCTAAACAACCAAAACATGATTTAGTGGAAAAAACTTATTTTTTAAAAGCTACTGGATTTAATTTTAATACAATACCCGATATTGTATCAGGTATTGAAATGAAACTATCAATGAATAGATATGGTAGAATAACTGATGAAACTGTACAACTATGTTTAGATGAAAATATGTTAGGAGATAATCAAGCTACTTTAAAGTTAGATCCCTCTAACATTTACGGAGACCCAACTAATACTTGGGGAGCAGTGTTATCTCTAGGAAATATACAAAATTCAAATTTTGGTGTGGTAGTAAGATTCCAAAGTCACCCAAACTGGCCACATAAATGTAGTGCGTTAGTAGATGCAATTGAACTAAGAGTACATTAACAAATAAATATATCTGAGGATCAGAGAATGACAACTAACGTATTAAATTTACCAGGTAATTATAAAATTGTATCTAGTGGTACGAATGGAACGGTGTCCATTTCAGGAAATATTATTTTGGGAGCCAGTACTAGTACTAGTACGATTGCCGTTTTTGCAAAATTTATTACCAATTTAATACCAAAAACTTCCTCAACTTATAATTTAGGTACTGCAACTAATTCTTGGAATTTCATATACAATGAACAACAGAGAATACTTAGCCCAAATAATGTTAAAAACAAATACAATCGTCCGTATGATCCTACAGACATGTACGACACTCCTGCTAATAGAAATACTGCATCATTATATGTATCTGGCGGCGTTGGTATTGAAAAAGATTTAAACGTTGGCGGATTTATATATGGCAGAATTGAAACTGCCAACACTTCATTATCTGTAGTTGTTACCGCAACTAATGTTGATATAGACTATTATCCTACTTTTGTATTGAATACTTCATCTTATCAGATAGTATTTGTTGACAAAGATGGAATAGGAAATGGATTAAGATATAATCCTTTTACCGGAACATTAAAAACTGATAGGATATTTGTAGAACAAAGTGATATATCTACAAGTACGCAAACCGGTGCATTAGTTGTTAATGGAGGCGTTGGAATTGCAAGTACAATGACCATTGGAGGGGATATAATACCTGCTGTTGATCTTGAACAACAATTAGGTAACACTGGTACTCAATGGGCAGAAGCCTATGTTCACGATATATATACTAGAGTACTTGCATCTACCACTGGTACCATTGATATTAGACCCGAAGCAGGCTTAACAGACATTTATGGTGACATTAGAGTACGGGGTACAAATCCCATTGGTACTGCACCAGTAGTTACAAATACTTTGTATGTTACAGTAGACGGTAATGATACCAACGACGGTCGTGCAATGGATGCAAGTCGTGCCTGCCGTACTATTGGAGCAGCACTTAATAGTCCGTACTATCAACCTGGTACACAAATTTTAGTCAGTGCTGGATTTTATCTAGAAGATAATCCTCTAAGAATGAAACCTTATACTAGTATTAGAGGTAGTGATATCCGTACAACGTTTATTGAACCGATTAATAAAACACAAGATTTATTTCATGTAGAAAGTGGATGCTATCTTAACTATATGACTTTCTTAAATGGACGTAGTGGATTATTAGAAGGCCAGTATGCTCAAGGATTTAATCGTGGTGCGTATGCAACATCATTTCCTCCACTAACTGGCAGCGATCGAATTGATTTATTCCATTCTCCATACATTCAAAACTGTACTAATCAAAGCGGCCCGTGGCTTAAAGATGGTACTATGTTTGTACCAAGTCAAACTGTACAAGTACCTGCTGCGGTTGGTACAGGTACCTGGATTGCTAATACTACCACTATTGTTGTATCTACTAGCTTAGGTACTATAGTTAACGGAATGTCTATTAATGCGGGAGAGCAAAATCCAGGATTTTTTAATGCCCGTACTTTATTATTAGCCAGTAAACCGTTTTTACAAGAACAAGTTGTTAAGTATATAAATCAACAAATAGTAAGTAATGTAAGTACTCCATCGAGTATATGGTATAGATTTACATATAATCAAGAAAAATGTCGAAGAGATGTAGGCATATTGGTTGAAAATGTTGCATATGACGCAGCATTTGGTGGAAATCAAAAAGCGGTAGAAAGTGGGCTATCGTATTATGACGGAGTGATTAGTTTAATTGCAGGACAGGAACTACAAACTAGTAATGCTATCAATTATCTTGAAGCTCGTTGCTTGGAAGTTATAACTAATACCACATGTACAAATACTCTATCAGGTGGATTATTTTCACAAGTGAGAAACACTGTATTACTTGGCGGTAGCATAGCAACCGATTCAATAACATCCTTGTTTGGAATTATTACTACTATAATCAATAATGGACCAAGTGCTGCACCCACTATGTATAAGAGTACTGGTCCAGATGCTGCTTTTGTTAGTGCTGAAATATTAATGCAAGCTAACAGAAAGTTTATACAAGAAGATACAATTAATTATATTAATAATGTAATCTATGCAGGGTCATTTCCATACAGTAAAATTAAGTGTCGTAGAGATACAAGATTAATTGTTGACTCTATTGCACTTGATTTATTATATAATGGACTTACACAAAGTAATTTTGCAGGAATTCAATACTGGAATAAAAGTGGGTATACCGGTGCTATTGAAAGAGAATTAAGTACCACTACTGGTGCCATTCGTTATCTAAAAGAATTATCAGTTAAAATTATAAAAAATATTACACCCACCGATGATTTAGTTCAAAGATTTTCAGTTGCTTCTCAAAATATCAGTATAGAACCTGCTACTGATAGTGAAGTTGCAATTATTAATCCATTGTTTGACACAATAATAGATATTATTAATAAAGTTAACACCACATGGACCGACAGTGTTATTCCTAACGGAGATGATAGTCAATTACTTAGTGTTCAACATGCTGTTACATCGTTACAAAATAATAAAACTTATTTACAAAATGAAGTAAACGAGTATATTCAAGCTTCTGTTGCAAGTGGTGGGCTAGGATATTCATCAGCAAATTATGATGTAAACAGATGTAAAACTGATATAGGATTAATAATTGATTGTATATGTTTTGATTTATTACACGGAGGTAATCGTCAAAGTATTCAGGCAGGTGTTTATTACCTTGGCATAAATTCTGCAAGTTCTTCAATACAAGGACAAATAGTTCAAACTACTAATGCGTTTACACATTTATCTACAATAGCACAAGAAATTATACAAAATATTAGAGTAACTGCATTACAAGCAAGAGTAAAACAAAATTTATCTCTTACTCCTGCTACTGCTACCGAAGCAATAACATTAAATGCAAAAGTAACTAAAATTAATAGCATTATAACCAGCATTACTAATGCCAGCCCTGGTACTTCTATTTCACTTACAAAGAGCGCTGATACTAATATTAATAATGCTTACAAAAACTTGTTGGCTAACAAAGCATTCATTGTTGAAGAAGTAATTGCTTATATTGATCAAACTTATAATCCTGGTAAATTTTCATATGATGAAGAATTATGTTACAGAGATACTGGATTAATTGTTGATGCTGTTAGCCAAGATATACTGTTGGGTGGTAATAAAAAATCAGTTGACGCAGGATTGGCATATTGGAATTTTGGTTATAATCAAGTTCAAGGGCAAGAAACTACTACAACAAATGCTATCAATCATGCTAGAGATATAGCATTAAAGATTATTGCCAATACCACAGTTATTCCACAAACTGGAACAACAACCGTCCAGGTAATTAATACATTCTTCCAATATGGTGCTGACTACATGCCGCAGCAGGCAGTAACTCGCAATTTTGGTATTATTACTGATATAATTCAAAGAGGTCCGTTGTATGCACCAATATCATACGCTGGAGGTGGTCTATTTGCATTAACAGGACTGAATGGATCTGATGTAAAAATTTCTCCGACAGTGACTTCTGTGTCTCAGATCAGCGGAAATAAGTATCTAATTGGATTAAGTTCGCCAACAATTGGGTTTGGTACTAATTCTACATTATACTTTGGAGAAACATCAATATATCCAAAGCGAGATTCAGAAGTAGAAGCATTAAGTTTAGAATATACAGGCAGAGCATCTACCTGGAACAATCGTAAAGTTGATCCAATCGGTAGTATGGGAGGTAGTTTAGTCGACGGTGCGGTAATTAGTAGTCGAAGTCCTATTCAATCTTTTGTTTATGATGCGTTTACACAAGTTAATCAAGGTGGTAGGGGAGTTCATATTACCAATGATGGATACGCACAGTTAGTTTCTGTGTTTACAATTTTCTGTTCTATTGGTGTTCAGACTGACAATGGCGGTATTGCAAGTATTGTTAATAGTAATGCTAACTTTGGCGATATCTGTTTATTATCAACTGGGTATGGATCACGTAAGTTTAGTGGAACAGTTTATAATCCTCCAAATAAAGCATATCCAGATGATCCGGATCTTAATATATATTATCCAAACGGATATTGGCCAAATAATGGTCAAGTAAGAATATTTTTACCTGATTTAGACGACAGGCCACATATTTCATTGGTTATGGAAACAGTACCACCTGAAACATTTAAAGATTTTACAGGTAATGTAGTTCCGTATGTTAATGATCAGGGATTTCCTGGATTCTTAAATGCTGCTCCTAATACAGGAACATTAACAACCAGTAGTATTACAATTACAGGAATTGATACAACCGGTATTGCCATTGGCAATACTTTATATATACGTGATCAAAATGCAAGTCAAACTGGAACAAATGGTATATTGTATGCGGCCTCCGGAACCGTAGTAACTGCACTTGGATACCAAAGTGTTACACTAAATTATGCATTGACCAGTGGTGGATCTGATCCATTAAATACTTTAAACAGTTATAATAATAATTACTTTGATTTATATTTCTGTGGAAATGCCTACTATACAGTTTTAAGCAGTACTGTTGGAAATAATCCTAAACCATCAGGAATTAATATACTAACAACAGCATCTACAGGTGGAACAATTGATCAAGTTTCTGCACACATTCAGGCATTGACATTTTTAAATACATTAACTAATCAAGTTGTTAATAATCAATTGATTACACGATTACAAACATCTGGGCCTGGTGGAAATAATAAAGGTGTACCTACATATCAAACTACTGCTTCATTAGTAGCACGAGGCGGTCTAGCAACTACATTTATTGATCTTCGATTCCAAGAAATAAAAAATATTGTTGATCCAACCCGTATTGGGCAACCATTTACATTAGCTGCTGCCGAAGCTGTTATCAAACTAAGTCAACGAACTAAATCAGGACCCACTGTTCAAGGCGGCGGTGATGCAATTACATTAATTAAGGCTAATATTGAATTTTTAGCCGACGAGATTAATGCTCGTGTAAAAATAAACAATCCTTCGTTATCAACTCAATACGATGAGTTTAAATGTCAGAGAGATATAAAAATAATTTTACAAAGATTAATATATGATATTGAAACCGGTGGCAGATACAACTCAGTGTTAACTGGTTTAAGTTATTGGTCAAGAGATGGTGCCCACCATATTGTTCAATTAGGTGAAGGAGTAACCAGAACAGATTTATTCCCAGATGGAGCCACAGTTAACTTCTATCAACGTAGTTATATCAGTGCTTCGGGATATGTATTTGAATATGTTGGTGCCGGTACCAACTATGGAGCATTACCGCAACGAGGCGTTGCAGATCCTGTACAAGGTAAAGAAGTTGTACAACTAGATAGCGGTAAAGTATTCTTTACAAGTACGGACCAGAACGGCGATTTCCGAATTGGTCCAGGATTGGTAATTAGTCAGGCAACAGGTGTTCTAAGCGGTAGAACATTTACTAAATCTTTATTTGCTAACATGACTCCGTTCATTCTAGCAATTGAAGGCGGCGGAATGGGATAATATAAAAGGATAAATCATGGCGTTAATACCATTAAACACATTTAAAACAAAAACAACAGTGTTGACAGGATCAATCACGTATTCTAATTATAACGGAGTTAGTACCTCTACAGTATATACAGCACCAATTGGAGTAACTTCAATTATTCTAATGGCCCAAGTAGCAAATATTGGCACACAAACACAATATTGTAGTTTCATGCATCATAGAAATAGACCAATATTATCAGACGCACAAGGAAACGGTTCTCAAGCTGGAAATACCGATAGTCCATTAGTGAAGAATTTTTCAATTCCCTCTGGAGACTCTGCATCAGTATTAACTGGTAAATTGATTTTAGAACAACTTGATAGTATACGTGCATATGGTAGCAGTACAGGTACACTTCAATTAGTATTGAGCGTTTTAGAAACGGCAAATACATAAAAGAGAGATTAATATGGCTAATTTATTAAGTGGATCAAGATTAAGAGGTGGAGGCAGCGGGGAATTCCTTCAGGTATCAAATGCCCAACCCCAGTTGCCTGAAAGTGCTTCTACTACTACTGGTTTTACTATAATTACCAACAAATTTTTGCAAACATCATATGCATCTAGTTTGGGGAATATTGAATTTAATCAATCTAAAATGTATAGTAATCAAAGTACTGGAACAATTACTATACTTTCTACAGGAACAACCTCACTATCAACAAGTACCGCTACCGGAACACTAGTAGTTAATGGAGGAGTTGGAATTGGTAGAAATTTATGGGTGAAAGATGATATTCATGTTAATGATATAACTATTGGCCGTGGGTATGAAGGGAAAAATAATATTGTAGTAACAGGTGCGGCACAAACAGTTGTAACACCAGATAGAGGTCAAGAAAATTTAGTATTTGGATATAACACATTAAAAAATATAGACCAGGCCTATAAAACTATTTCTATTGGATCAAACATATTTTCCACTGGTACTAAAATTTCTAATAGTATTGCAATTGGCCATAGTGCAATGAAAAATTTGGGCACTATTCATTCTATATACGTAGGTAATATAACTAATGCAACTAACGCAAATCCTGTAGTAATACATGTTGCAAATCATAATCTAAATACTGGGTCCGTTATTACCATTGCTGATATTACTGGAATGACAGAATTAAATGGTAATGAATATTATGTTAATGCTATAGATACAAGTAATTTATCACTTTATACGGATATTCTTTTATCAACCACCGTTGATGGTACTGGATATACTGCATATGGCAGCGGCGGAATATTAAGTAGAGTTGTTAGCAGTAATGATAATATCTCTATTGGACATGAGACTGCTCTTAACTTAATAGACGGTGGCAACAATTTTATTCTTGGTAATAGATCAGCAAAAGATTTAACCACTGGATCTAATAATTTCTTTATAGGCAACGAGGTAGGAAATAATCTAACCAGTGTTAATGGTATAATTTCTATTGGTGCAGAAACAATTTTAGATGGAATTGATAATCAAATTGGTATTGGTAGTATATTTTATTATGACGGAACCGGTACTAGTGAAATATATTCTACACTTAGTGTAGGATTAGGGGAAAACTCTACATCAAGGGAAACAGGTTCTCTTCGAGTTATAGGTGGAATTGGAGCAGATGGTAGTGTATATAGCAATGAAGGTCATCCAGATGAAAATTATTTGTTATACACTCCTAGAGTAACAGTAAGTACTAGTACACCGACTGATCCACGAGTTGGAGATTTTTGGATAAATCAAAATACGTATGCATATCTACAATATATTGTAGATGGTGCTAATAAAATTTGGTTACAGGTTAGTTCAATTTAATAAATGAGAAAAATATTATGGCATTAGGATTTCCAACTGGCATACCAAACGGGTATATATATTCTCCCTCCGGGAGTAATAAAACCTATCAATGGTCCTCATCTCAGGGTGCTTGGTTAATATATACATCACAAACTACATCAACAAGTGTAATAACTCCAAATGTAACCATTACAAGTAGTACTGTTTCTATTTCAACCATCACTGGTGCATTGACAGTAACAGGTGGTGTTGGCATTGGTGGAGATGTACATATAGGTGGTATACTTTATACCAACGGCGTTCCTGCATTAACAACAGCAAGTTTTAATCTTAGCGCAGGACCAGACGGCGGCGTTGATATTAATATATCAAATGTAATTGATCCAGTTTCAGGATTACCTACTATACAATTTAATAATATTTCAACATTAGAATCAGTTACAGGTAGAGGTGCAACCACTCCAAATATTATACAAATTACAAATGGTACAACTTCAACATCAGTGTTCAGCGGTGCATTAGTAGTAACAGGTGGGGTTGGTATTGGAGGACGATTAAATACAGAAAGTATACAAATTGCTGATACTGTATTTGATTCAACTGATACTTATGTAAACGATCTTAGTGAATATACAATTGATTCTTATTTGTTAAGTCAATATAGATCATCAAAATATTTTATACAAGTTTCAGAAGGAACAGGATATTCTAATACAGAGCCTAATTTAAATTATCAGGCAGTAGAAATAATTTTAACTGCTAAAAATGACGGAACGCCATATATGACACAATATGGATATGTGACCACTGGAGCAGAGTTAGGAACGTTTGGTGCAATAGGAGAATCTACCGGTACCGATATACTAATATCTTTAACTTTTAAGGCGGCATCATCATCGCCAGTAAAACATGTTAAAGTATTAAGAACCGCGATGATTTCTTAATTAAAGGAATGAAAAAATGGCAATAGCAGTAATCACAGAAGATTTTGTAACCAGAAGTGGACTAATTATCCAAGGTACCGGAACGGTTACAAGTTCAACAGGACAAACTACAGCTCTTCAAGTTAACAGCGGTGCAGCTATTGCTAAAAATTTGATTGTAGGAACTACCGCTACTATTGGCGGGAATTTAATCACAAACAGAGATGCAACTATATCTGGAGATTTATCAGTTCTTGGAAGTATTAAACTAAGAGCCACTACTGCTACATCATTAATATTACTTGATTTAACCACAGCAACTATAGGAGGAGTAGGAACACTTAAAGTTGGCGGTGGTGTATATATTGGTAGTAATATTGTAATAAATGGAACAAATGCTAGCACAGGTAGTATTGTAAACAATTCACTATATGTAGCCGGCGGTGTTGGTATTGCAAAATCTTTAGTTGTATCCGGGCAAACATTATTTCAAGGCGATGTAATTTTTACTGGTGCTACTACAAATGTTTATAGCACTAATACTGTTTATACTGATAATTTATTAGAATTACATGTACCCAACAATACCTCCACATGGACATTTGATGACGGGAAAGATATCGGTTTACGTTTTAATTATTATTCAAATAGCTCTAATCAACGAGGAGCATTGGTATTAAACAACAGTACAAAATATTTAGAATGGTATGATACTGGTGCAGAATCTACTACTGGAACTTTTACAGCCACTACTTACGGAACATTTAAAACTGGTAATATAATATTAACTGGAACAGATACAGCAGTTAGCGCTCAGTCTGGAGCATTACAAGTTATTGGTGGTGTGGGTATTAGTAAAGATTTATTTGTAGTTGGAATAGTCAGTGCATCAACATTTACTGGATATTTACAAGGAATTGCGTCAACGGCATCTAATATTATAGCAGGTACTACTGGTTCTATAATATATCAAAGTGCTCCAGGCGTTTCAACAACTCTTCCAATTGGAGGAAGTGGACAAGTATTATCATCAGATGGTAATATTCCAGTATGGTACCCGTTAGCTACCGTTCCAGTTGAGTATTCAAATACTGCTACAAATATAAATGCTGGTGCAGATATGCAGATTCCTTACCAAACAGGGTATGGAAAAACAGAGTTTGAATACGATTTTAGATATGATTATACTAACAATACCTTAAGAACAGTTAATGCTATATTTACAGGAACTACCGATGCATCGAGTACTGTAACAGGTGCATTACAAATATCCGGTGGTGTTGCTATTGGTAAAAATTTATATTTAGGTAACGATGCTGTTTTATTTGGCAACATTTCTGTTAATGGTAGTAATATTAATACTAATAATTCTGGAACATTTAATTTAATTAATACTACCGCTACTACTATTAATTTTGCAGGATCTGGAACTACAATTAATATTGGATCAGGTAACGGATATGTTGAAATAAAAAATAGAACAACAATTACAAACACTGCATCATCAATAAGTACCTCATCTGGTGCATTGCAAGTAGCAGGCGGCGTTGGCATTGGTAAAGACTTATATGTAGGTGGTGAAATCAAAGTTGGAGGAAATATAATTCCTACCAGCAATTTTGTGTCATTAGGATCATTAGCATCTCCATTTGCTGATATATTCCTAGGATCAAACTCATTATATGTTGATACAATTAAATTTTCTAGTACTCTTACAGATTTAAAAATTGAAAGCTCATTAGGTGCTGTTACACTAACTGCTGGTTCGGGCATATTTACTAATACTACAAATGCATCAAGTACTATCACTGGAGTAATCCAAGTAGCCGGCGGTGTTGGGATTGGTAAAGACTTATATGTAGGCGGCAATGAAGTTATCTTGGGTGATATCGAGGTACGCGGCGGTGATTTTACAACAGATAAAGCTACTTTTAATTTAATTAATACTACTGCTACTACTGTTAATTTTGCCGGATCTGGTACTGTAATTAATATTGGTTCTGATACTGGATATATTTCTATTAAAAGCGTAGGATCTGCATCAAATACTACTACAGGTGCATTAAGAGTTGCAGGTGGTGTTGGTATAGGTGGTAATTTATATATTGGTGGAGATTTTGCAACAGATAACACTACTTTTAATTTAATTAATACAACTGCTACTACTGTTAATTTTGCCGGTGATGGAACTGCAATTACCATTGGTAATAACAATGGATTTACACTTATTAGAAATCAAACAACAATAACCAGCAACGTAATATCAACATCTACTACTACAGGGGCTTTGATAGTTAGCGGTGGTGTAGGCATTGGTGGCGATGTATATATTGGTGGTAAAGGTTATATTAATAATAGTGAAATTGTACACACAGGAAATATAGGAAGTTTTGGAGTGGCGGCTATTAGAGCAGGAACCGATACTGCTGTTAATACTAGTTCGGGTATAGTTACAATTTGGAATACTAGCACATTTCAAACTATTACAAATAGGGGATCAACTACCACAAACGTAATTAATATCACAAATACAGGCTCGGCAGTTTCAACAACAACTGGAGCATTAAGAGTATCAGGTGGTGTTGGCATTGGTGGTGCATTATTTGTTAACGGAATAAGCACATTTACTAATATAGTTCATTTTACCAGTACTACATCTAGTGCAAATACAACAACCGGAGCATTAAGAGTTTCGGGTGGTATTGGAGTTGGTGGCAATATATTTGTTGGTGGCAATATATTTGTTGGTGGTATTGTAACCGCAACATCATTTGTTGGTAGTTTGACTGGAGTAGTTACTACTGCAACTAATATCGGTAATGGCGGACCTGGACAACTTATATATCAATCTAGTACTGGTACTACTGGATTTGTGTCCACTGGAACAGTGGGACAAATATTAGTTAGTAGGGGAACAGATGCTGCTATATTTGTAGACACTTCTACATTTACTGTAGGATATGCAAATGATATAGTAGGAGGTAGTACCGGAACACTATTATATCAAATTGCACCAAATACCACTGACTTTATTACTACTGGTTCTTTATATGTAGGATCGGCAGTTACCGCTACAAACATTGTAGGCGGTGCTTCAGGGTCTTTACTTTATCAAACTGCTGTTGGTGCAACTACCACATTGCCTATTGGTACCGGCGGATTCTTACTAACTTCCGATGGATCTAATCCTGCCTGGGTTGGACTAGGATCCTTGTCCGCAGGAACAGCAACTAATGTATCTGTCACTAATGAAATAAGTAGTGCTACTGTACATTACATTACTTTCTTGAATACTACTACCGGTGCTGCTGGTGTTAAAACGTCCGGACCATCAGGATTAACTTATATTCCAAGTACAGGATATACAGGCTTTGGAATTTCAACACCTACTGTTAACGTTGATATTGGTGGAGCAGTTAGAATATCAGGAGCAACAAGCATAACAAACAATACCGGAGCATCAAGTACTACTACTGGAGCATTAATAGTTGTAGGCGGTGTTGGTATTGGTGGTAATCTTTATATTGGTGGTAACAATATTGAAACAGATGAAAATACCATTAATTTATTAAACAGTGTTGCTACTGTGATTAATTTTGCCGGTGCTGGTACAACTATTAATATTGGTGCTAGTACCGGTACTACTACTATTAATAATAATTTAACTGTAGGAGGAAACTTAATTGTTCGAGGTACAAGAACAATAGTTGATAGTACAGTGACAAATATTACCGATCCTATTATTACACTAGGTGGTGCTACTGATGATGCACCATACACAATTGATACTAATCAAGATAAAGGTATTGCATTTAAATGGTACGATGGCGGCGCAAAAACAGGATTTTTTGGCTATAAAGATTCATTGGGATTTTTTACATTTATTCCAGAAGCTGGAATTTCAGAAGATGTTGTCTCTGGGACCAAAGGAGCAGTAGATGTACACTTAGCAGGCGGTGCATCAAATTCTATAATATATCAAAGTGCTCCTAACACAACGGCATTCTTATCACCAGCCACAACATCTGGTTGGGTTTTAGCGTCAACCGGTGTTAGTTCTGCACCATCATGGATTAAAGTTGCTACAGAAGGTGCAACTACCGCAACAAATATTGGAGGAGGAACAATTGGACAGATTCCATTCCAAACTGGAACTGGATTAACAAGTTTCTTTGGTCCAGGAACCGCTGGTAATCTTTTAGTGAGTGCTGGAACAGCATTAACAGGTCCTGTATTCCAAAACACATTGACATTAGCAGGCACAACAACTTCAATTAGTACTACAACTGGAGCATTGCAGGTAAGAGGCGGCATAGGAGTTGGTGGTAATATATATGTAGGTAATAGAATTGGGTGGACATCTGCTACAAATATTAGTGCTGTTTATCAATATTACAATACTGCTACCAATAGTTTAGATACGGTGTTTGGATAATGCCTACAGTAGCATCACGTTTGACCTCATCAGGTACATTGTTTATCAGTGGAGAATTAAACGAGGTTACTACATCAAGCATAAAACTCACTACTACAACTTACTATGCGGCTCAATTTGATGAAGTTTTTTTATATAGAAACAATGTGGCGAAACGAGAAACAAATACAGGAACAATCTTTGTATCTAATGGATTTGACGAAGTTAATAAACCGATATAAATACTAAACTATGGCACAACTCTTATCTGGAACAAGAATATACGGAACCGGTACCGTTGATACTCGATTATTAGTCAATGGCACTACCAATGCATCTTCAACAATTACTGGAGCATTAACCGTTTCTGGTGGTGTTGGTATTGGTAAAGATTTATATGTTGGTGGACAAGTTTATATTAGTACTGGCCTCCTTACAGGACCTCAGGGTACTGCGGGACCCCAAGGAACTAGCGTTCAAGGTACAACAGGTGTCCAAGGTGCTACTGGTACAGCTACACAAGGTACTACAGGTAATCAAGGTGTTATTGGTAGTCAAGGTACTACAGGTAATCAAGGTGTTATTGGTAGTCAAGGTGTTATTGGTAGTCAAGGGGTATTAGGCAGTCAAGGTACTTTTGGTAATCAAGGTTATACTGGTAATCAAGGTACGACTGGTAATCAAGGTACTACTGGTATTCAAGGTGCTACTGGTATTCAAGGTACTACTGGTAATCAAGGTACGACTGGTAATCAAGGTGCTACTGCCGGTCAGGGCACCAATGGTATTCAAGGTGCTACTGGTATTCAAGGTGCTACTGGTATTCAAGGTACTACTGGTAATCAAGGTACTACTGGTAATCAAGGTGTATTAGGCAGTCAAGGTACTACAGGTATTCAAGGTACTACAGGTAATCAAGGTACTACAGGTAATCAAGGAACTCAAGGTTTATTAGGCAGTCAAGGTACTTTTGGTAATCAAGGTACTACAGGTAATCAAGGTGTTATTGGTAGTCAAGGTGTTATTGGTAGTCAAGGTACTACTGGTAGTCAAGGTACTACTGGTAATCAAGGTACTACTGGTAATCAAGGAACTCAGGGTACTACAGGTAATCAAGGTACTATTGGCAGTCAAGGTGTTATTGGTAGTCAAGGTGTTATTGGTAGTCAAGGTGTTATTGGTAGTCAAGGTACTACAGGTAATCAAGGTAATACTGGTAATCAAGGTGTATTAGGCAGTCAAGGTACTACTGGTATTCAAGGTACTACTGGTATTCAAGGTGCTACTGGTATTCAAGGTGCTACTGGTATTCAAGGTACTACTGGTAATCAAGGTACTATTGGCAGTCAAGGTGTTATTGGTAGTCAAGGTACTACTGGTAATCAAGGTACTACTGGTAATCAAGGTGTATTAGGCAGTCAAGGTACTTTTGGTAATCAAGGTATCACCGGTAATCAAGGTACTACTGGTAATCAAGGTACTACTGGTAGTCAAGGGGTATTAGGCAGTCAAGGAACTCAAGGTCGTCAAGGTATCACCGGTAATCAAGGTACTACTGGTAATCAAGGTACTACTGGTAATCAAGGTACTACTGGTAATCAAGGTACTACTGGCAGTCAAGGTACTACAGGAAATCAAGGTACGACTGGTAATCAAGGTACGACTGGTAATCAAGGTACTACAGGTAATCAAGGTACTACAGGTAATCAAGGTACTACAGGTAATCAAGGTAATACTGGTAATCAAGGTACGACTGGTAATCAAGGTGTTACCGGTACAGCCACACAAGGCGTTACCGGTACAGCCACACAGGGTGCCACGGGTACAGCCACACAGGGCGCCACGGGTGCAACTGGACCTGCTGTACAACCACTTGGCACCGGTAATAGTCCAACATTCGCTGGACTTACTATAAATGGTGCAATCACTGCTACTGGTGATATTACTGCTTTCTATGGTACTTCAGATAGAAGACTTAAAGAAAATATTGTTAAGATAACAGGAGCACTGGATAAAGTATCTCAAATTAATGGATATCATTATAATTATATTCATAGAACAGATGATAAGTTAGTTGGTGTTATTGCTCAAGAACTTGAAAATGTATTACCCGAGGCTGTATTTAAACATATTCCTCTAGGGTTAGAAAATAAAAACGATCCCAACAATCCATTTAAGGCTGTTAGATATGATCTTATTATTCCTCTATTAATTGAAGCTATTAAAGAGCTAGAAGAAAAAATTAAAAAACTTGAAAAATCTTAAATATAAAACATCAATATATACTCTTCTAGTACATTCTCTTATATAAATATCGTTAACAATGTATATAATAGGAGAACATCGTGAACGAACAACAATCAGTTACATTAAAATTAGATATTAATCAACTTAATACAATATTAACAGGAGTAGCCAAATTGCCAATTGAAATGGGGCTTGACACGTTTACAGAAATACAAAAACAAGCACACGCTCAATTAGGTGATCCAAATTCTAATTCATTATCGGCAAGTTCTTTGGAAAAAATGAACTAAAAACATTACTAGGATTTTGCAAGATTATCAATTATAATTAACTGAGTATTTTATTCAACTAAATAAAAGCTCAATTATGACAAATCTTGCAAAATTCGCTCTAGATAGAGGCGGTAGCATACATCCTCTTATTATCCCGTCAGAGCAAACAAATGGTACGGGATTAATGAATCCATCTATTTTAATAGACGACGGTAAAATTATTGTTAATATTCGACATGTTAATTATACATTTTTTCATTCTGAAAAGAAATTATTTCAACATCCATGGGGTCCTCTAACTTACCTGCATCCAGAAAATGATATTCATTTAAGGACTGACAATTTTTATTGCGAACTCAATGATGATTTTGAAATTACTAGAATCAATAAAATTGACACATCTAAATTTGATACCTATGAACCTATGTGGGATTTTGTAGGATTAGAAGATGCAAGATTAATAAGATGGAACGGAAAGTTATATATAACCGGTGTACGTAGAGACACCACCACCAATGGGCAGGGTAGAATGGAACTGTCTGAAATAGCAGTTTCAGAAAATGCTGTTACAGAAATATCCAGATTTAGAATACCTCCCCCTAAAGATCTAGATTCTTATTGTGAAAAAAATTGGATGCCTGTATTGGATGTCCCATATCATTATATTAAGTGGACCAATCCTACCGAACTAGTAAGTGTTGATCCAATATTACAAACTTCTAAAACAGAATATCTAAGTGGATCAATATGGCTACCTAGAGATATACGCGGCGGTTCGCAAGTGATGAAATTCAAAGACGGATATATTGCATTAACACACGAAGTAGATTTATTCAAAAGTGAAGTTGGTAGAAAAGATGCAGTATATAGACATAGATTTATCATTTGGGATAAAAACTGGAACGTAGTTAAATATACCAATGATTTTTCTATCATGGATGCTCATGTTGAATTTTCCATAGGTATGTGCAACTATAAAAATGATATATTAATTACATTTGGATTCCAAGATAACGCTGCCTACTTGCTAAAGTTTCCAGTAAAAGAACTTGAAAATTTTATAAATTCCTATTAAAAATATTATGAAAACAAATAGCACACTTATTAGTTTATTAGAAAAATTTATACATGACCCCGCGGATGCTGAAATTAATTTTTCATTAGCATTGTATTATAATAGTATAGGACAAACCGCATCGGCAGTTTCTTATTATATAAGGACCGCTGAAAGAACAAACGACGATTTGTTAAAATACGAATGTTTAATAAAAGCCGCACGATGTTTTGAATCTCAAGGAACACGGGCATTTTCCGTAAAAGGTCTACTGCAACATGCTATTGCATTGTTGCCAACCCGACCAGAGGCATATTTCTTTTTAAGTAGATTACATGAAGTTGAACAGAAAGAAGGCGATTGGTTTTTATGTTACATGTTATCATCTACAGGGTTGGGTGTTTGTGACCATAATTCTCCATCATTGATTACCGATGTAGGATATCCCGGAAAATATGGATTATTATTTGAAAAGGCAGTTAGTAGTTGGTGGTGTGGATTATGCGAAGAATCTAGAACGTTATTCAACGATTTATTAGTTAATCATAATATTGATACTGTACATAGAGAAGCAGTTCTAAAAAATTTAAAGTATTTTGAAGAAATTGGAATTAAAGAAAATAAATTAACTTTATTCAATAAAGAAAAATTTAATCAACTAAAATTAAAATTTCCAGGGTCGGAAAAAATTGAAAAAAACTTTTCTGAATCGTATCAAGATATGTTTGTGTTAACGATGTTAAATGGAAAACGCAAAGGCACTTATTTAGAGATAGGTGCTGCTGATCCATTTTATGGAAATAATACAGCATTACTAGAACAAGATTTTGAGTGGACAGGAATATCTCTAGATATAGATCAGCAGTTTATTGATGCGTTTTCAAAAGAAAGAAAAAACCCATGTCTGCTGAAAGATGCAACATTAGTAAATTATGAGAAATTTTTATCTGGATTGGATTTTTCTAACAATATAGATTATCTGCAATTAGATTGTGACCCACCTAATATTACGTATAAAATACTATTATCAATACCTTTTGAAAAATATCAATTTGCAGTTATTACTTATGAGCACGATTATTATTGTGATGAATCTAAAAGTTTTAGGGAAAAATCAAGAAAATATTTAGAGTCCTTTGGATATGTTATGGTAGCAGGCAATATTGCACCTGACGAATGGCGTAACTATGAAGATTGGTGGATACATCCAGATTTAATAGATCCATCAATATTAGAAAAGATGAAATTTACTGGTTCACAAATCAAAAAAGCAGAAGACTATATGTTTGGTAAAATTACCGATGATGAGTTCGACTGGGGAGAAATTCAAGAAAATCCATGGTTCCTTAAAGTAGTTAAAGATGAAATTTTTGTACAAGATTTATATCAAAAGTTTTTCAAAGTTGAAGAAGGTGATGTAGTATTAGACGTAGGTGCTAGTGTTGGCCCATTTACATATAGTATTATTGATAAAAAACCATCAAGGGTAATTTGCCTAGAACCTAACAAGAATTTATATAAAACATTAACTAATAATTTAAAAAAGTATGATAATGTTACTGGTATTAATAAAGCAGTAGCTCACGTTGATACAGCATTTAAATCTTGGGGAATATTTGACAAAGATGTACAAGAAATTTGGGGTAAAGAATCAGATGCTGACGGAATTACTTTTAATACGTTAATAAACACCTATGGTATTAATCAAATTGATTTCTTAAAAACTGATTGTGAGGGCGGTGAATATGATATGTTCACAGATGAAAACAAAGAATGGGTTTTTAGTAATGTAAAGAAAATTTCTGGAGAATTCCATCTTCATAATGAAGAGCTAAAAATTAAATTTAAAAAATTTAGAGATACATATTTAAAAGATTTTAAGAAAATTGAAATATTTTCAATGGATAACGTAAATATCAAGTGGGATCTATGGAATGATCATTTTATTGATTATTACGGTGCAATTACCATATACATAGACAACAGATAGTATGAAATCAGAACATAAAATAAAAGTTTTTCCAGGAGTTTATACTGAGAAGTGGAGACTGTCTCGTGCTCCCACGTTGGAAATTACTACCATAATTCCAAAAAAAGGATGCGTGGTTGATTGTGTGTTCTGTCCACAACGCATTTTAGAATCTAAATATAAAGGCGAAGCAATTTTATCTATAGAAGGGTTTAGAACGTTAATAGATAAAGTACCTAAAGACATAAGAATTACATTTGCAGGATTTACTGAGCCGTGGATGAATAAATATTGTACAGATATGGTATTGTATGCACACGATCAAGGCCATCCTGTGTCTATATTCACTACTGGTATAGGAATGTCTATAGAAGATATGGAACGTATTAAACATATTCCGTTTTCTGGTAATCCCAACGGTGGTTTTGTTTTACATTTGCCCGATCAAGGGCGTTTAGCAAAACATCCAATAACTAAAGGATATATTAAACTTTTAGAATACATGAAAACAATTCAACATGAAATACATAATTTTCATACCATGTCTATGGGAACCGAAATTCATGAAGATATTAGGCATCTATATTCATCTGCACCAGTACACGAAATGTGGCATCGTGCAGGAAATTTACTAGGTGAGGCATTATTAAAACCCGAGTTAGAAAATTTAAAGAATGAATATAAAACAGTATTTCACGGAAATCATGACATGACTTGCAATTGTGAAGAAAGATTGTATCATAATGTTTTATTGCCAAATGGAGATGTTTCTCTTTGTTGTATGGATTATAGTTTAGAAAATATTATAGGTAATTTATATGATCAAAGTTACGAAGAAGTAATCCCAGAACCTTATTCTACTTTTAACATTTGTAGATCTTGTGAAAATGGAATAAAGTTAGATTCTGATGTAATTAAATTTGAAAAAGGTTTTATAAGATGAGCACACAACAATCAATACCAGTTATTGGAACAGCAGTAGTTAATAGTAATTTCTGGGTAACTAGATTACTAATGAGTATTGACTATCCTGTTGATAATTTTGTTATTATCAACAATAATGGTCGTGGAGAATTAGACGAAGATTTGGATAATTTAAAAAAAATAAATCACAAATTTGTTAAGAATATAAAAATAGTACATTTACCCGCAAATATAGGAGTTGCTGGTGCATGGAATCTTATAATTAAATGTTTCATGAATAGTCCATATTGGATTATAGCCAATGACGATGTGTCATTTGGTCCAGGTGTATTGGAAGAAATGTCAACTAAGATAGAGAACGATTCTAATCTAGGATTGATACATGGTAATCCGGGAGCATTTGGTGTTGGTAGTTGGGATTTATTTTTAATAAGAGATGTTATTATTCAACATTTTGGATTATTTGACGAAAACTTATATCCAGCATATTGTGAAGATGCGGACTATATTATGAGATTTATACATAGACCAATTAGAAAAATATTGTCTTTAGAAAAACCATACTATCACGGATTAGAACTAAGCGATGGGGAATATCATTATCAAACACAAAAAAATGATCCTAGCTTAAAAGAAAAATTAGATGATGTCAACGCAATGAATATAGAGTAATTGACAAAGAAATGGGGACCAGACTGGAGAATATGTTCTCCAACACGTACACCATTTGAAAAACAAGCAGAAAGTTCTCAGCAATCTAATTACGATTTAGAATTTGTTAGAAAAAAACATCTAGGATTTTAAAATAAATCCAATAATAATTCTAATTTGGCTCTAATAATTTTACTGCTAAATGAATTCTTTACAGCTCTATGCAACGGTTTGGGCCACTGATCGTAACTGGCCCAAGCATATCCATCGTGCTCTTCATTTAGTACAGGAATAAATTCACGATCAACAATCAATAGATATGTGTTGTACTGAAACTGTAGATCATTGCTGATAAACAATTCTAAAGGAATTACTTTTTTTATAGTAGGCATTTTGCCTATTTCTTCATGTATCTCTCGTATAAGAGCATCATATGGGGTAACATCTGAGGGTTCTTTTTTACCCCCAACTAGTCCCCATGTTCCTGCGGTTTTGGACTGAGTTCTTGATAAAAATAAAAATCGTTTAGTATCTTTGGCAAGAAATAGCCCGCCGCTACATATTACTTGATTTAAAGAATTATTCTCCATAATGTTGAACTATAAACGCCCTCATAACTCTTACTCCATGCTCCGTTATCCCATTTATACTGTGTACTCGTATATGAATTAGTTATGTATATAATACTAGTAACTGTCGCAGAACTGAATATAACATTCCAGTTACTACCATTCCACTCTATAATGTCATTGGCAAATGCTTGAAAATCTGTATGATCGGAATTTTGCCATGCAACCGGTCCTTGATATCCTGTGTGTCCAAATAGCGGATTGTTATTGATATCTTCTAATATCAAATATCTTGTGTTTATTGTGACTGTTCCAGGATTAAAATTTTCAGGATTAACTACAGCATCGACTGTTCCTCTACCTGCAATAATTGTATTACTTGGTACAGTGTCGGTGTTTATGTTCAATCTCATAGCAAAATCATCACTAGGATCTAAACTCATATAAGCAATTATTTCATTGCCTCCCGATTGAGCAAATCTTAATTCACTTAACCCTGCTCTAAATTTTCCAGGATATAAATCTAATACTTTATGCCACGATGCTGTATTTTTTGGTGCTGTAATATCAATGTTTTCACCAACACCATTACTGTGTATTAGCCTTGCAGTATTGTTTAAAACTAATAAATCATAATTTCCAGGAGTTATTGTAATTGTTGCATCTGGAGAAACATTTGAAAATACATCAGAAGCATCTTGTACATTATATAGACTAGAAATTGTTCCTTGTGCATTACCTGAAAATATATTAGATATAATTTTAGTAATAACTCCTAATTTTTTTACTTTGGCAGGAGGAGTAATCCATACAGGCGTATCAAATGTCATAGTCATGATATCTATATCTTCTGTAACTCCTTGGGGAATTTGACGACTAGTCCAGTTCACATCATCTAATCTAACAGTACTTAGACTTGTCCAATCAAGATAATTATCTGTAGTTTGTATTTCAAAACTTGGAGTAAAGAAAATTGCTATTTGTTCAAATATTTGTAATTTTTGATCGTTACTAGTAGTCCATATATCTGCATTTAACGTTAATTTATACGGACTTGGCATAATACGTTCAATGGTATAGTTATTGCCTTTGGTATTTAAGTATTGTTGATGCTCAATGTCTCTTTCTATTATATTAATTTTACTAATAAAAGTTGGATCTTGTAATCGTTCTCTATCAAATTCTAATTCTTTGATATAGCAAGAAATAAATGGAGCACTAGGAATTGTGTTCTCACTATTCTTTTTTAGTATTTGTCCAACTTGTCTAGTCATATCTCCATAACGAACAGGCACCTGTACTAAATTACCTTTGGCATCTTTGTAGGCAAAATTACTAAGTATTTGAATAAATTGTGACAAATATCTACGTATTTGCCCATCATAAAAGTAGTCCGATTTAGTACAGTCGGTGTTAAACCGCTGCCTCCGTGTTTAATTTGTAAATAACCATATTATAAATCTGCCCTTGGTTTTAATACTTGACTTAGTGCCTGTCGTTCTCGAACAACTACACCAGAAATTGTACCAGTTGTTGTATTATTGACAAAACTAGTTTTTAACTTTCTTCTTACCAATAATGGATTATCTGTTTGTGATTCTCCCATCATACTGGTGGTCATTCTTACATTATCTTCGTATTTGATCCAATGTACCCCATCGTATCTAAATAACCTATTAGGCAAATAATCGGTTCTTAAGAAAAAATCACCAAGTGCTGGAGTTGCAGGAAATATAATACCAAATCCATAAGGAATACCATTTGGTGGAAGTCCATCACCTGTTAAATATCCGATATAATAATTTTTACCAGGAGTATTTAATACAGCCGATGCATCTAAATATGATGATTCTGACGTAACATCGGTATTATCAATTGTAGCATCAGCTACGGATAATAATCCTGTTCCGGTATTACTAACTGGTACAATGTAAAATTGCTCAGTTTTATATCCACTCTTTTCAACATCCGCTTGTGCCTGTTGAATAATTTGATTATTAATTTCTATATTTTTCTTATATGATGATATTAAATCACGTAATGTACTACCATCTTCTGCTCCAGAATCTGCATCAAGAATTTCTTTAAATTCCTGACTATCAACTAGTGGTGAACATTTTGCTCTAACTAAATGTGGATACCAAGTTTGGCTATATCCACTGGCAGGGCGTGTAACCTCTGAAACAACATAGAATCTTCTTAGTGCTACAAGACTATCATCTAATGCATATTCATCTTTTTGATGTGGCAATTCTATAACATCGCCTGCCATAATTTTTCTACCTAATGCATCAAAACTGCTACGTAAGTGAAAATTAATCATAATGTTGTCATTCTGAAGAAATAATCCAAATTGACTCAAATTAAAATCTAAGTCTTGCATGGTATATATGCCACGAATAACGTAAACATCTGGAGCATAATGTCTATCTCTGTTTTCCATAAACAACAAATCTTGTATTCCTAATTCTGGAATAGGATTGGAATTATTAGGTTGTGTAGGAGTACTGTTTCCTTCTTCGGGATTAACGGGGCCGAGATATTTGTGTATATAAACATCTGTACCGCCGACTTGGAATTCTTCGTTAATTACACGATCTATAAATCTAAAATCATTGCCCTTTTCGGGCTTGTACATGGAAAGTTTTGGCATAGTATTGTATTTATAGGTAAATATTGTTATGACTGAAAACGAAAACGAACGCCAACAAATTGTAGAATACGTCAAATCCATGTTAGGTAGTGGCATGGTTGATGTAGAACTAGACCCTGTACATTACAGCACAGCAATTAACAGGGCATTGGCTAAATTTCGCCAACGCAGTAGTAATGCAGTAGAAGAAAGTTTTGGATTCTTAACACTCGACGTGGATCAAAATGAGTATATGCTTCCACAAGAAGTTACCAATGTTCGACAGATTTTCCGTCGTAGCGTTGGCAGTAGATCAGGAGGCGGTCAAGGCGGCTCAGTATACGAACCATTTAATCTAGCATATTCTAACACTTATTTGTTAACTAGTACAAATATGGGAGGATTAGCAACTTATTACGCATTTGCCAGCTATCAAAAATTAGTAGGTAAAATGTTTGGTAGCGAAATTAACTTTACATTTAACAAAACTACTAAAAAACTTACTATTATGCAACGTCCACGAGCCGAAGAAGAAGTCATGTTGTGGTTATATAACTATCGCCCAGACTTTAATCTCATGCAAGATCAGTTTGCAGGACAGTGGTTAAAAGATTATTCATTAGCAACTTGTAAACTTATGCTAGGTGAAGCACGTGAAAAGTTTGCCAGTATTGCTGCACCATCGGGCACCACACAATTAAATGGTGCAGCTCTCAAAGGTGAAGGTAAAGCTGAAATTGAAACCCTTGAACTTGATTTAGTAAATTACAAAGACGGGGGCACACCGCTTACTTTTGTAATTGGCTAATAAATTATTGACAAATTAATATAATTGTAATATATTATAGTATCACTTGAGGATGTTATGATCATTGGTTTTGTAGGTTTAATTGGCTCTGGAAAAGACACCGCCGCTGATTATTTGGTTAATTTTCACGGATTTAGAAGAGATAGTTTTGCTGGCACATTAAAAGATGCTGTAGCAGCCGTGTTTGGTTGGGATCGTACATTACTCGAAGGCCGTACAAAAGAAGCCCGAGAATGGCGAGAACAAGTGGATCCGTGGTGGGCAGAACGTTTAGACATGCCCAATCTAACACCAAGGTGGATTCTTCAATGGTGGGGTACAGAAGTTTGCCGTAAAGCATTTCATAATGATATTTGGATTGCTAGTTTAGAGCATAAACTATTAACCAGTAACGATGACATTGTTATTAGTGATGTACGCTTTCCTAAT